TAAGTGCAGACGCCAATAACTCTATGACTTACTCAAATGTAATGGACGAACGCCGGCAGTTTGTAGATATGACATTACGGCCTTATATCTCAGCTATTGAGGACAGGTTAAGTATGAACGACATAACGAATAGTCAAAATATAGTGCGCTTTAATGTTGACGATACTTACTTGCGTAGCGACGCATTAACACGTTTAGCAGTAATTGAAAAAATGTTAGCCCTTAATTTAATTACAGTAGAACAGGCACGTGAAATGGAAGACCTAACACCTAACGGGGGTACACCTAATGCAGTTGAACTTTAACAGCTCAATAGAAGCAACAGATCAAGAGCGTAGAATTATCGCCGGTAAAATTGTACCGTTTGGCGAAATCGGGAATACGAGTATTGGCAAGGTAATTTTCGAGCAAGGCTCAATAAATTATCAAACCGGCGGTAAAATTAAATTATTATTAGAACACTCAGCTACTGACCCTATTGGTTTTGCACAAAATATAAGCGAGGATACACGCGGCCTTTATGCAACCTTTAAAGTAAGTGCTACTACAAAAGGTACAGATAGTTTAATTGAAGCTAGCGAAAATCTACGCGACGGTTTGAGCGTGGGCGTAACTGTTGACGCGAGCGAGGAAAGAGGCGGCGTACTTTACGTACAGTCTGCCGTTTTACGTGAAGTAAGTTTGGTCCAGGCAGCAGCCTTTAAATCTGCAGCGGTCGAATCCGTCGCAGCCAGTGAGGTAGAGCCTGAGCCAGTAGAGGAAACCCAAGAAACCCAACCAACCGAAAGTGAGGCCAGCGTGTCCGAAAACGCTACCCCAGCAACCCCAGAGGTAGAAGCCGCACAGCCGGTAGAAGCCTCACGCCCAACAGTAACGGCACTAGCTTTTACTGCCCCACGTAGCCCAATTACTACACCAGCCGATTACCTTTTCCACAAAGTAAAGGCAACAATGGACCCAGGCAGCGAGTCTGCACTGTGGGTTAGAGCAGCTGATGACAGCACCAGTAATAATGCTGGACTTATCCCAACGCCTCAGCTAACTACTTTGTTTAATGGCAAGTCTGACAGCTTCCGCGCAAGTATTGAAGCTATCAACACCGCTGCCTTGCCTGCTATGGGCATGTCGCTACAAATCCCTCGCATTAAAACCGTCCCTACGGTAGCTGACACAAACGAAGGCTCAGCACCTAGCGAAACCGGCATGGAAGTAGAGTTTGTTACTGCTACTGTAAATAAGTATGCAGGACAGAACACTGTATCCGTCGAATTGTTTGACCGTTCAGACCCAGTATTTTTAAACGTATTGGTTCAACAAATGGCCGACGCTTATGCTCTAAGTACTAACTCATTTGTAAATGGCGAGTTAATTAGCGCTGCAACCTTAGACGCTACAACTGTCGCAACTTACCCAACAGCTGCAGAGCTTCTAGGTATTGTTTCACGCGGTGCAGCTAGCGTTTACTCAAACTCAAAGCGGTTTGCTCGTAACATGATTGCTTCAAGCGGACAATGGGCAAACATTATGACCCTTAACGACTCTGGACGACCAATTTACACAGCGCAACAGCCACAGAACGCAGGCGGTGCAGTTTCAGTATCAAGCCTACGCGGTAACGTAGCCGGGCTTGATCTGTACGTTGATTACACAAACGCCGGCGACGGCGACGGCACTTTGTTAATTGTTAACCCAGAGTGCTTTACCTGGTACGAATCACCTCAACTACGCTTAACTACTAACGTAATTTCTAGCGGTCAAATCGAGATCATGTACTACGGCTACGGCGCATTGGCTAATTTAGCCTCAGGCGGCGCGTTTAAAAATAACAAGGCGTAAGCCTAAAACACTAGAACCCTAGACCCTGCCCCTAGTCCGGTGGGGTTTAGGCCAAACAGTTAGGAGTAGAGCGCGTGGCTGCAACATATATAACCCAAGCTGAGCTACGCGCTTTGCTTAACATAACTGGGATTACCCTTTACACAGACGCCTCAGTAGAGGAAGTCTGCCAGGCTACCGAGGACATATTAAACAAATACTTATGGTTTAACACCGCGCCTATATCTGCTACGGGTTTGTCAGCCAACGTAGCTACAATTACTACCCCTACACCTCATGGCTTTGTAACTGGCCAGCAAGTAACAATAGCCAACGCGGGTACTACTTTTAATGGCACTAAAACACTAACTGGCTATGACCTTTACCGTTTTACTTTTGATAAAACAGCTGCAGACCAAACTACACACTTAGTAAAACCTTACGGCTTAGCTACTGGACCTAACCACGCTACAGCTTATGCAAGTGTGCCAGCGGTGCGCGAAGCTGCAGCCGCTTTAGCTACGACAATCTGGCAAGCCAGACAAGCCCCAGGGGCCAGCGTTACTACTATTGACGGATTTATCGCCTCACCTTATCAGCTCGGAAATTCACTGATCGGCAAAGTACGCGGTTTAATTGCGCCGTATATGTCGCCTAATTCTATGGTGGGCTAATGCCTGCAGCCATAACTACCCTTAGATCAACACTAGCTACAGCACTAGCTAATACGGGAGTCTGGACAGTGTTTAATCACGTTCCAGAAATCCCTTTAAGCAACTCGTTAGTTATCGCCAATGATGACCCTTATATTTTAGTTAACAGCAACGTTAAAACTGCTATAGCCCCTACAGTACGTTTTAAGTTATTTTTGTTAGTACCAGTTATGGATAACTTAGGCAGCCAGACCAAACTAGAGGATTACTACTTGGCTGTTATGACTAAGTTAGCCGCCTCAGGTTTAACTATAAATATAACTAGCTTTAGTGCCCCTGCAATTTTGGAAACCCCTAGCGGTAACTTGCTTCAAAGTGAAGCCGGTTTAGAAATAATAAGCGAGTGGAGTTAATTATGGCTAACTATAAAGTAATGATAGATAACGAAATCGCAGGAGTTGGCCTCGGCGGTACCGTTAACGACACAGATTTAGAAGGGTGGGACTTACCACACTTGCTAAAAATTGGCGCTTTAGAGGAATCCTCAGTAAGCCCAACCCCTACTAAAGTAAAGGAAGTGCAGGAATAATGGCAATTTATTTTACAAATAATACCTATCTAAAATTAGGTACTTACGATATGTCTAGCGTTGTGATCTCGGCTAGCATTAACGTAAACTTTGACCAGCTAGAAATCACGGCTATGGGCGACGCAGCACACAAATACCTAAAGGGTTTGCAGGCTTCAACCCTTAGCGGCAGCCTTTATATTGACCAGGCAGCTATCGGGGCAGGTTCAACACGTGCAGTGCTAGACAGCCTTAGCGGCACGTCTGCAGCGTTTGAGATCGGTGCTAACGGTTCTACTGCAAGCTCTACAAACCCAGTCTACAAAGGCTCTTGTTTTGTAAACGGTTACACACCTATCAACGGTGCCAACGGTGAAGTCGCACAGCTTGACTTTACTTTTGATATCACAGCACAAACAGCACCATTCCCAGCAGTAAGCTAATTAGAAAAGAGGGCTAGAAAATGGCAAGGTTAAAAATTACACGCGATACCGGCGTAGTCGAGGAATACGACATAACGCCGGCTATCGAAGTAGAGTTTGAAGCTTACGCAAAAATGGGTATAAATAAATGTTTTAGGGAACAAGAAAAACAAACCGACGTTTACTACTTATGTTGGCTAGCGATTAAACGCAGCGGCCAGACTGTAGCTCTATTCGGTGAGGCTTTTCTTAACACTCTAAAGGCAGTAGAGGTGCTAGATAGCGACCCTTTAGCTGGTTAGGTGATAGGCAACTACTCACCTACCAGATCGCAGCTTTAGCGGTTGAAACTGGCATAGCACCTAAAGAGTTTGTAGAGATGTCGCCGGAGATGTTAGCGGCAGTCTACAAAGTACTAAAAGATAGAAACGAGGCAGCAAAGCGTGGCTACAGCAAAAATCGTAGGACTAGATGAAACGGTTAGAGCTTTACGCCAATTTGACCCTGCAGCCTTAAAAGAGATGAATAAAACAATTTACCAGGCTATGAAAATAGCCCAGATAGACGCTAGACAATTATCGCCTACGGTTTCACCTTTAAGCGGCTGGGCTAGACCTGTTAAAGAAGGCAAGTGGTCGCGCCTAACCTTTCAAGCCAAGCCTATTAAAATGGGTTTAAAAACAAAGATAGACAGAGCGCGCAAGCGCGGCAACTGGACTAGCAAAGCCTATTTACTTATCAACGCAGACCCAGCCGGTAATATCTACGAGTGGGCTGGTAGGCATAACGGTAAGACTGCTCAGGGTGCTAGGTTTATTAAAGCTATTAGAGATCAGTCAAACGTAACAGTACGCGGTAAGCAAGGCCGTATAGCTTACAAAGCTGTAGAGGACAACAGGCCAGAGATTATTACTAAATCCAATGCAGCTATAGCAAAAGCCGAAGCTATAGTAAATCGAAAGCTGGCTAAATAATGGTTATTAAAGTACCTATAATTGTCAGCTATAACAATAAAGGTACTAAGCAGGCCGTTAAAGGTATTGGCGGTTTAGAAAAATCTTTTAAGAAAATGGGGCTAGCCTCTAAGTTATCTTTTGCTGCAGCTACTACGGCAGTAACAGCCTTTACAAAGAAGGCAGTAACCGCAGCCCTAGAGGAATCTAAAGCGGTAGCTGTACTCAATAAAAGCCTAGATAATTTAGGATTAGCGTTTGCCTCTACTGGTGTTAACGCTTATATAGATAGTTTGCAAAGAGCTACGGGCGTATCCGAGGACTTACTAAGGCCGGCGTTTGGCAGGTTGATTAGGTCTACTAACGATTTAGGTAAAGCACAGCAATTACTAGCCCTGAGCTTAGACATAAGCGCGGCTACCGGTAAATCTGCAGACGCAGTAGCAGCTTCATTATCTAAAGCCTACTTGGGGCAAAATACGGCGTTAGGCCGGTTAGGCGTTGGCTTATCTAAAGCCGAGTTAGCTTCTAGCAGCTTTGAGGAAATACAAGCAAAATTAACTACGTTGTTTGCAGGTAGCGCAAAGGCCGCAGCCGATACCTACGCAGGTAGCGTCGCTAAGTTACAGATAGCAGCTAAAGAAGCTAGCGAAACTATTGGGTTTGCTTTAATTGACGGTATACAAAGACTAGGCGACGAGCAGGGCATAGATGACGCAGCCGACTCAATGCAGCGGTTCGCTAGCGAAATAAGTTTTGCTGTAACTGGTATTGCTGTTTTAGCAGACACTATTAGTAACAATGCTTTAGCTAAAGGTCTAAACAATTTATTAAAGTTTGGCCCTGTTGCTATGGCCATAAGTGAATTATCAAGATTAGGTAAAGCTACTGTAGCTAGTGAAACTACAGCTACTAACAGACAAAGCCCTAGAGTGGCAGAAGCGGCAGCCGCTAAGGCTGCTAAAGCGCGTAAAAAAGAGATAGCCGACCGTAGCAAAATTGTAACCATTACTAAAGCTCAGGCAGCTAATGAAAAGTTATCGCGTATGTTTGATATGGACTCTATACAGCTAGCCGCTGCTTTGCAGTACAAACTATCTAAAGAGGACGAGGCGAGGGTAAAGGCCCTCCAGGCATTAAAGACCGAGGATAAAAACGACGATATTAAAGCCCTGGACGATTTAGAAGCTGCTAAACGCCAGGCTACTTTGGACGAAATCGCCCGTATGAAATCGGTAGTAGAGGAAAGCAAAAAATCTAACGCTGAGATAATTGCAGACGCTCGTACCAGAATAGCCGCTATTCAAGGTCTAGTGAGCGGACTTGGAACTAACGCACCCTTTTTAGGCCACTTAGGTTTACCAGCAGGCGGTTCGGGTACCGGTGTAACTATGGCACCTGTCTTGCCTACCGTTCAGGATTTAATAGATCGCGAAATGGCTATAGACGCGCCATTTATGCCAGGGAACGCAGGTTTTACGAGTAACGCGCCTGCAGGCCCTACTAGCCTTACAGTAAATGTTAACCCTACCGGCTCAGGTTTTATAGGCAACCAGGACGATTTTGCACGTGCCGTACAATTAGCCTTACAAATAGGCAACCAGAGCGGATACAGTTACGACAGAGCCGGCAGTTAATGGCAGCCCCTACCGTCAACTGCATTATTAACTTTAGTACAGGGGCTTCTTTTGGTCAGGCTATGATTATAGGCTCAGGGGTATTAGGCGTTAACGTGTTGGCCGATAGTGCAACGGTTACAGCTGACGTATCTAATCAAGTACAAAGTGTAAGTATCTCGCGTGGACGTAATGCTAACGCAGACCAATTCCAGGCCGGTACTGCCTCAGTACGTATTGCAGACATTAACGGCGATTTTAACCCAGAAAACCTAAGTAGCCCCTATGCAGGGCTTTTAGCACCTTTACGTAAAATTACTATTACTGCCACTGACAATAATACAAACC